TATATTAAAATATAATTTTGTGAATCATATCTATTAATAGTATTAGATTAAAATATATGATATGTTTCATTTTTATAAAAAAATAAAAAATGAAATATATCCAATTCTGATAGCCTCATTATATTAAAATATTCAATTATTTTTGATTTTAATTTTCTAATCAATAAATTAGAAAATTAAAATTAAAATTAATTACATGTTATTAATAATATTCTTGATGCCCTTGACAGCAATCATCTCTGTGGGTACATTTGTATTACAGTTACTTATTCTTGGCATAACTGAAGCGTCAATGACATACAAATTCTTGGTTCCATAAACCTTCAAATCTTTATCGACTACTTTACCCATTGCATTAGTACATGCTGGATGATAACCAGATAATCCATTCTGTTTAATGAAATCTCTTAGATTTGCATTTGGTGGTGGATTAATTCTTTGTCCAAGACATTCGGCAAACGGACCCTGTGCCATGAAGGCTTCAGCTTTTTCGATCGCATAGGCTAATGCGGTAACATCATTTTCAGTACCAGAAAAATCGAATGTCTTAATAGATAAATCGAATGGATCAGTTGAGGCTATTTTAACACTACCAGAACTTTCGGGATCAACTAAAAATATAGTCAATAAAAATTGGTCAAAATGTAATCCAGCACTATCAGCACCAATTGGAACATAAGTAAATTGTATATTTGACCAGTTACCCATTGTGATGTTCGAGCTATCAAATCCAGCGACTTGTGTACCGGGAGTCAATACAAGTTTTGCAAAATCACTCGGGGCTAGAGGACAAAAATTCTGGTAAGTTAATCCCAGTGCAGTGTGATCCTTAAGACCATCACCTACAGGCAAATCTACTGGCGGATTAAATGCATTTGGAATTCCTAATTTTACCAATTCGCTGTTGAGGTAAAAACCTGATCTTTGCAAAATTTCGGGGGATCCGAATGCTCCTGCGGCAAGTACTACATTTCTGGCTTTGACTTTTTTAGAAACACCATCCTCAATATAATCAACGGTGGTCGCTTCCAATCCGTTATTTTTTTGTTTGGTATTAATTTTAACAACAGTTGATTTGGTAGAAATATCAACTGAACAACTACTCGATTCCAAATAAGCTTTCAAAGTATAATCCTTGTAAGGAACACCTCCAATAGTTTTAGTATTTACTTGAATACTACCAAAACCATTTGTTGGATTACCAGCAGGATTGTTAAAATCAGGATTATAAAATGAAGTGGCCGCTCCACTTAAAGCGAATTTTTGGGAAGAATCTGGAACAAAATAAACTGGTTCAAATGAAACTTTAGATTTCAAGGATGTAAATGCAGGAACAATCGTATTGTAATTCCATCCGGTCATTCCGTACAATTGCTCGTACGAGTTCCAATAGTTTTTGTCTGCCAACCAAGCAATTGCGGTATTAACATGACCGCCACCACCCAACATATTAGCTGTCAGTATATTAGTACGGCGTCCAAGAGCATTGGCTTGGACATAATTATCCCTTACCCATGGGCGAAACCAATTAGTTGCGGACGAAAATAATGTCTCAAATAAGACATTATCGGGCGCTAATTCGGGTCCGGATTCCAGAAGTTTAACACTGTAACCTGCTTGATCTAATTCTCCAGCTGCAATACATCCAGCTGAACCGGCACCAATAACAACCCAATCATAAGTCCTAGTCGCATTAAGGGAAGCGAACAAAGATAATAGCAAAAAAACTATTATTTTATTCATTTTTTGTACTATGTACTCTAATCCTATTAGATGGTTACTACAATGGTTTAAAATTTCATTTTTTTTAAGCCAAAAAAATTGAAATAATCGTATGATATTGATATTTGTTATAGATATGATACCATACTAATTCATCGAATGACTAACCAATCAAAATTAACATCAAAACAAATAGCATCGTTTTATCGTTTGACATTATCAATATATGAAAATACACAAAAATTTTATGGAACTTTTTTAGGAGTGGATCCAGATTTTGACAATTACCAAAATTATCTAGGGTGGTGTATCAAATACCGCAGTAAAGAAATATTTCTACAATGGCTACGAGACAATAAACTCAATATCAAAGTCTCCAATAAAATATATTGGATGTTTTACAATTGTGTTATATCCCATTTTTACTTGGAAAAAATTCACCAAGCCAATGAAATACAGTATTGGGAACAGTATTTTATCGATATGCATCAGGAAATGTTTGATGCGATCAACAAGAAGATTGGATCGTAAGACCACACTCTCTCTCACTCTCTCTATCAGCACAAAAAAAAATTGAAATCTTAAAATATCTGAATAGTCCATTGATTTATGCCAACAAGTACCAACTGTTCACAAACCAACGCAGAACAAAAAACATAACCATGTCTAAAGAAGAATTCGAACATGCCGTAAGAGGTTACTTTGGAACCAATAGTTCTGGTGGTACTTTCAACAGTGAACCGAAAATCAGCTATTATGCATTCGATCGACAACAACACTCCCCGGCAATCTACTTAAATACCAGGGGCTTTGTCCAAGCGGAATTCAGAGGGCCACCTCAACCGCAATATGTGCATTTTGTCGAACCCGTTTTACAGCTAGTTGTACCAGTACACAATTCTCCTAAAGTGTACAAACAACCTTCCCAGACGTACTATTCTCCTCCAGTGTATACTCCTCCGCCATCGTATACTCCTCCTCCAGCATACAATCCTCCGGCTCAAGTATTCAATATTTCGGTAAATATCACTCCATCGAGCCAAACTGCAACTACATCGAGTCCATATGAAATACCTGGCAACGGTAAGCCCTTTTCCTACAGAAAAGGCATCTAGTTTGCATATCATTTTCTTGAATAAATTAATTAATTTATTCAAGAAAATAGTGTGTAATGCTGGGAATTTCATTCTCAAGCATAATCTGACGCTGGAGGAGCACCAATATCAAACCATCCAGATACCTTTTGAATCTGTTTTCCCAATAGATGATTAAGTAGTACATCTTTATTAATACCATGTGCCATGAGACGCTCTATTAAATAATCATATTCATTATTATCATCAATAACCGAAAAATTAACATTGTGATCTAAAAATATTTGGATTATTGGTATGGACATATTATTAAATACACTTTGGATAATATTTTTGGATGGCATCATACCTTGTTGTAATAAATATTTAATGAGATTTTCATTATTGTTTTGGCATGCCGATAATAATAAATCTAAAGAATCTAAAGAATACAAATCTAAATCATAATCTTGTAGAAATATTATAAATTCTACGTTGGATTTACCCAACATTGTATAAAAAGATTTAACATTGGGCAGGGTGAATCCTTTTTCAAATAATTTACTTACCATAATTTTATTGAATTTGTTTTTACGACACAAATGGGAAAAAATTTGACATAAAATTTGGTACGACATATCTCTTTCGAATAAATAATCAAATATCGCGATATTTGATGTATCACATGCTGTTAAAATCGGTTTAGAGTCATTATAAAATGGATCCGCACCGTTTTCAACCATAAATTTTATCGTTTCTAAATTATTTCGCCTAACAGCATATGTCAATAAATCAAAATTCATAATTGGATATAAATCCATATGAAAAACGATTTGATTTAAACAAAAATCTTTCGATAGCAATAAATCAATAATATCAGTCCTGTTTTTATTTATGGCGGCCAAACAAATTGCTAATTTTTCATTATCATCAAGTTTATCTGCTTCAAGTATGTCTCCAATGATATATTCCATATTTTCTTCGAGAATGTTATCATAACAATTAATTAAAAATGTACTCACCGTACCATTGTAATCTGTGTAATTATTATCAATAATTTTAGCCAGGTTTATATTATCCAAATGATCCCTATGATAGAAATAAAGTTGTGTAACAAAAATAATACTTGAATCATTTTTTTTTGTTTTATCATTTTGTTCAACAATTAAATAATCATTTGGATAATAAACTTCAGCTGTAGCAAAATCCGAAAAAACCATTAGTTGGTATTCTTTGTTATTATAATATATTAATTATGGCATAATATATTGTATTGTAATTAAAAAAACAATTTTTTATCATTGTGCTAATAAATTATATTTGAACAGCCGGGACCCAATATGTCGTTCTTTTATTATCTCCAGTACCTACAATTTTTTCCGCTTTTACTTTGTTACCGTGCGGATCTGTTTTTTTACGATAAACCAAAAAATCGAATGTTTTGTCCTTTAATATAATATCCGGATGGTAATTTTTTTTGGTAATTTTATTAGCTTCATCTTCCAAATTAACCATATATCCAATATGATTATCAATATATGATAACTTAACAACATATTTTATCCAATATGTCAAATTTTCAATATCATCGTCTGATAGTGATGATCCAAGTCTGTGCGGGGATAGAGCAGCACGATACATTATTTCTGCTACTAAATAATTACCCAAACCACTACCAACCTTTTTTTGATCCATTAATATTTTAACAAGGGGAATTTTATACCGTTTAATACTGTTTAAATCAAAATCATCATCCTTTAAAAAATCAGGGCTTAAATCTAATAATTTAGCGTCCAAAGCTGCTTTATCAGTACTGAATTTAAATGTACCAAAATTTCTCATATCCGAAAAATATACTACTGAGTTATCTTTAAATGTTAGTACCGCATGTGCATAGTTTGGTTCAAAAAATGACCATAATCCTGTCAATCCAAATGTATTCCACACATACCACTTATCATTTTTATTCTTTGTACTTACAAATTCGAACCATAAAAATTTGCCTCTTGAATTAACACGGCGTAATTTAAGAGGAAGATCTTCGATAAAATCATTGTATCCCTCCGCAATTTTTTTACTGTACCTTCCACTAATAAAATCAAATGATACCAATTTCTGACCTTTTAAATATTTTTCTAAAATTTCTGCCGTTAATGCTATTTCGGCTATTTCTGGCATGGGATTGTATTTAATTTTAATAAACAAACAGTATTTATATGCTGTTTTTATTATTTGTTTAAAAAAAGAAAGAATTATATTTTATTATTTACTGCTAAATAATAAAACATAATAAAGATTACCTTGTCCCTCAGTGGCAGGTTATGCTCCACATGAACTACAATCACCTTTTTTCCTTAAATGTTTAGGGATGTATTGACACGGTCGCATATCTGTCGCATTGTCCTTCGAAAGCATTACATCTGGGATTATTTTTGACTGATCAGCTAGTATATCAGATGTTATTTTTGGTGTTAATTTATATTTTTCTTCAATTTCTTTAATTTTATCTATGTCAATTCCGAATTGATTTGCTTCGGATGCGGCTTTAGATCTCAAATAGTAAATTCCCGTTTTAAGTCCTTTTTTCCATGAATAGAATAGACAAGTATTTAGTCTGGCAAAACTAGGCTTGGCAATAAAAATATTCATGCTTTGTGTTTGATCAATAAATGGTCCACGATCAGCAGCCATTTCAATAATTGATTTTTGTGGAATTTCCCATACAGTTCGATAAATTTCTTTAATATCGTCCGGAATTCCTGGAATGTTAGCAATCGAGCCTTCATAATATTTTATTAAATCTACCATATCCGAATTCCATAAACCTAACTCCATCAAAACCTTCATTAAATGAATATTGATAACATAAAAATCGCCAGCTAGTGTACTCCTGGTATATATATTTTCGGTGTAGGGTTCGCAGCACTCATTATTGGCTCTAATTTGTGATGTACTAGCTGTTGGCATAACTGTTGTTACCAAACTATTTCTAACACCGTGCATTAATATTTGTTTCATTAGTTCTTCCCAATCCCACATGCCACTTAACTGAGATCTATCAAAATTCCACAAATCGAATTGAAAATTTCCTTTGGATAATGGACTACCCCAAAAAGTTTCATATGGTCCCTGTTCTTGTGCCATTACCATGGATTCTGTTAATGCACCAAAATAAATAGTTTCGAATATTTTTTTATTGATATCTCTTGCCAAATTCGAATCAAATGGTGTTTTAAATATAGCATAAACATCAGCCAAGCCTTGTACACCAATACCGATGGGACGATGTTTTAAATTCGATACCTTGGTTTTGTCTACTGGATAAAAATTAATATCAATAATGTTATTTAAATTTCGAGCTGCAATTCTAGCAACACGATATAGTTCTTGATAATCAAATATTGTGACACCATTAACTATTTTGATATATTTCGGTAAACAAATTGAACATAAGTTACAAACGGAATACTCATCAGCTGACGATACTTCTAAAATTTCGGCACAGTTTCCAGCAATAATACCATTAAAAATACCCATACCACGTTTTGGTTCAGTAAAACAATATGTATCCTCTTTTTCTTTTAATTCAGTAATTTTTGTGACAGTAATTTTTGGATCATTAATACTTTCGGTTGAATCTTCATTAAATTTTACTTTGCTGATATCAAAATAACTAAATATTTCCAATCCATGATTACATAATTCATAATACATCCAATTTTTATTTTCTGTTGCTTTGGAATGTACATGTTTTAATAAAACATAAATATCATTACTACCAATAATTAATTGTTTATTTTCAATAACTGGATTACATCCCATGGTTTGTAATACTAGTTTGGCATTATTTAACAATTTTTGATTGTCCAAATTAATTTTAATTTCGGAACCATTACTAGTACATTTTTCATAATGCTTACTTAGGAAACTGTTCAACCACGAGCGTTTCATTGACATACTATTATTCATTGGTACTGAAATTCCATCATCATAAAATCCTTCGGCTGTAGTTGATGTTGTTGATATACCAATAATTATTTGATCTGTTTTTAGGGGCAAATCAATAACAGGAAATTTCGTATCAATAAGTCTATCATTGATTTGAAGTTCGGATGCGGATTTTTTACCACAATCTGTTTCATCAGTGCTTATATAAAATGTATGATATGGTGTGCATTTTAGAACAGATCCATTGGAAAATTCGATTTCCATTAAATTTTGGTTTTCACCAGTTTTTTTAATAACTACATTACTAAATTCTTCTCCATTCCACACATCCACATATTGGTTTTCCAATGTTTTGATACATTGATAACCATTGGACGTCAATACCATAGTATCTCCTGATACACATAAATTCGAGCCATTAATGACACCAATATTGATTTGATTTGATTTGTAATTAGCAGCATCCTTAAAAACAATATATGGTACGCCTGTTTCGATTTGTGTTTCCATAATTTTGAACCAAAGATCTCTGGCGGGTATCTGTTTTAAAAATTTTCCTTCGGATTCATACTTTTCATAAATAGTATTAAATTCCTGACCATATTTGTTTAAAATATCAGGACATTCTGCTGGACACATGAGTGACCATACACCATCGTCTTCAACACGTTGCATAAAAATATCATTAACCATTAGTGCAAGAAATAAATCACGCGCTCTTTCTGTTTCTGCTCCAGTATTTTTTTTCAAATCTAAAAAGAAAAATATATCGCCATGCCATGGTTCCAAATAAATAGCAATCGATCCTGCTCTTTTTCCTCCTTGATCAGCATACCTCGCGATTTGATTAAATACTGTTAATAATCTCATACCACTAGCACTTCCCTGGGTAGAATGAATATACGCACCATCCACTCTGACATTAGATACATTGATACCAATACCACCAGCGTATTTGGAAATAACAGCACAATCTTTCCAACATTCTCCAATCGCACCCATATCATCATCCACTCCTAAAAGAAAACAACTCGATAATTGTTCATGTGTTGTTCCGGCATTAAAAAGTGTTGGTGTGGCTTGTGTATAATATCCTTTGGATAATAATTCATATGTTTCGGTGATCAGATCCATGCGATTTGTTCGATAATGAAGTGCAATCGCTACACGCATATACATATGTTGGGGTCTCTCAATAATTTTTCCATTAATATATTTTTTCAAATAGGATTTTTCCAATGTTCTATAACCAAAAACAGATAATTCATAATCCCGATCGTATCGTAAAGCAGAATTAATAGTTTCGTGATGTATTTTGACAAATTTAGAAAATCCTTTAGAAACAATTGGCGCCTTCTTACCTTTTTTATTAATATTATTTCGCAATTGTTTAACAACTTTGAGGTAATCATTTTCGGTACTCTCATGCAAATTATTAACTAGTATCCATGTTGCAATACATGGATAATCATAATGATCTGTAACCATTTCTGTTGCACACATAACAATTTGTTCTTCGATTTCCTTAATTGTATTTTTTAGTTTCAGTTTTGGATAAACCTTAGCTGTTATACAATCTGTATCCAAATGTTCGACATTCATTATTTGACAAATTTTCGCGATATATTTTTGAATGGGTTCGTATTTTAATTTTTTAATAATACCATTTTCTCCAATAACATAAACCAAACTATTTGTATCGGTATGAATATATTCTTTATCATTAAACACTGATTCATTATTTGGCAATTCGATATTCATTAATTTGATATATTTAACACAAAGCTTTTTTTTATATATTGATTAAAATTATCATTTTTTCGAACACAACAAATGATTTTTTATATATCACACCTAAAAAAATTATTTATCGTCAGTAAAATTTTTCATATTAGTTACAACTTTATCCTGAACAAGATTAAATATTTCATAAATTAATTTGTTTAGAAAATCAATAATTATTATTAAATAGTTGATTAAATCAATAATTATTTGGTATTTATTTTGCTCTGTGGATTCCAGTTCATTGATGCATTCTCCATTTTTTTTTGCCAATATTTTTACCATATGATTGTCATTTTTATTAATGAGTTGGTTGTTATCTTTTATATTTTCATAATTTTCAACATGTGATTCAATATTTGGTACAATATTTGGTATTAACGTGGAAATCACTGTGACATCATTTTGTTTGGATATTTTTTCTTCTTTGTTCTCCATTGTCATATTTGAAGTTTTTATTTTATTTTTTCTTTTTTTACTAATATCATATTCGGTATTCGCTTTGCTTATTTTAATAGCATCATTTGGATTGTATTCGGCATTCGTTTTACTCATTTGAATAACATCTTTCAGATTGTATTCCGCATTCGTTTTACTCATTTGAATAGCATCTTTCAGATTGTATTCGGCATTCGTTTTACTCATTTGAATAGCATCTTTCAGATTGTATTTCGCATTTGCTTTGCTTATTTTAATAGCATCATTTGGATTGTATTTCGCATTTGCTTTGCTCATTTGAATAGCATCTTTCAGATTGTATTCCGCATTCGCTTTGCTTGTTTGAATAGCATCTTTCAGATTGTATTCTGCATTCGCTTTGTTTGTTTGAATAGCATCTTTCACTTTGTTTATTGGAATAGCATCTTTCAGATTATATTCTTCAGATTTCGGTGAATCACCACCATAACTTTCTATAAAATTATAATCTAAATTGTTAATATTATCGGAATTCTCGGAATTGACAAATTCGTTATGAATAGGAAAATTCTTTTTTGCGGTTTTATTTTTAAGAAAATTATTTTCTATTTTTTTGTATGCATCATCCACCAAAATTAATTTTTTGGTATATTTTTTTGATTGCAACGATTTTTTTTCATTAATATATTTTTGATTATTTGAATTATTTATTCCAATCGGCAAAATTTCGTCGGAATTATTTGGTGTTGTATTTTCTGGTTTATAATTATCCAAAAGTGGTTGATCATCGGATTCTTCTTCAGGAATATTATGTTCAATATAAATATTATTTGGTTTTTGATGTGAAACTTCAGTTGGATCAGAAGAATTAGTTTTTATTAAAACAACTGGTGTAACATTTAAAAATTCATTTTCGATTGTGTCATGCTCGCCATTTTTATTTTCGGGAGAATATTTATTGTTTCCAAATGATAATGTTATGGGTGTATTTAAAAGAGTATTAATGAGATCAATTACATGGTCCGCTGTTTCATTATCCATTTTAATTAATTCCATATCGTTTTATATTTGATTACAATATATATATATTTATTTAATGATGCCATGACGAATTCAAAAAATTTAAAAAAAATTGACCAAAAAATTATACATATAAAATAACTTAAATATAAAACATTCTTAAAAATCATTCATTATGTATAATCCACGAAATATATTATTTGAGTGCGAAGAAAATGTAGATTTCGGTCTTTTGAATAACGAAACAACTAGCAAAGAAAAATTAGAAATAAATATGATGACCAGCATAGAAAAAACTTTATCAGAAAAAGAAAATATTATTTTTGTTGATTCTGTGGAAGAACCCGAAAATGAAGAGATAACCGAATCTTATTTACCGTCTTATCGTAAATATGCAACCGATTTTTTTAGTGTAGATATAAAAAGAGAACCAATACTTTCGAAAACCAGTGAGCGATATACGGTATATCCAATCCAGTACCAAATCGTATGGAATAATTATAAAAGTCAACTAAAAATTAATTGGGTTGTGGAGGAAGTTGATTTGTCCAAAGATGTCGCACATTGGAAAGAATTATTGAGCGAAGATGATAGAACATTTATTATGCATGTTTTGGCATTTTTTGCTGCTGCTGATGGTATTGTAAACTCTAACATAAAACAAAATTTGATTGATGTAGTAAAAATAAAAGAAGCAGAATGTGCTTATGGAAAACAATTCGAAATGGAAAATGCACATGGTGAAATGTATTCGTTAATGTTAGATACATTTGTCAAAGATGAAAATCTGAAAAAAAAATTAATTGAAGCCATCAAAACTATGCCAAGTATTAAAAAGAAAGCACAATGGTGTAAAAAATGGATTGATTCAGACAAAACATATGCACATAAATTAGTTGCTTTTGCTATAGTTGAGGGTATATTTTTTAGTGGATCATTTGCATCTATTTTTTGGCTAAAAACTAGGTCCGGATCAATTATGCCAGGTCTAAGAAAATCCAACAAATTTATTGCCAGAGATGAAAATAAACACGTCGAACTTGCTTGTATTTTATTTTCACTTCTTAAAAACAAACTCAAAGAATCCGTAGTTTATGAAATTTTAGAGGAAGCCATAATTATTGAAGAAGAATTTATTAACGCTTCGTTACCATGTCGGTTATTGGGAATGAATTCCACACTCATGACACAATATATTAAATATGTCGCGGACAGACTTTTGGTACAACTTGGTTACCACAAAAAATATAATGTCGAAAATCCTTTTGAATATATGAACAAAATAGATACTTTTGTTAAATCAAATTTTTTCGAAGAAAGAAATGATGCGTATTCCGATTCAAAAATAGATAATCCAAGAGAATTTGTTATTTTGGAAAAATGTTAATTTATTATGCATTTTAGTGGGGAAGCAGAGCTATTTTTTTTGAAATATTTTAAATAATTCAAAAAATAACATCAATTTTATATATTTTTGGTTTAATATCAAACAAAAGAAAATAATTAATAATTTTTTGTAGTTCTGATCGAGTTTTTTCTTCCAAACTGTGTTCTTGTGTAGTAAAAATTACAACAGTATCCAAATTTTTTATTCTTTTTATTTCATTAGAAACATCATTTTTGGTAATATTAATAATTTTTATTTTTTGTTCTTGTTCAATGACATTATCTAAACCGTATAAATTAGTCAAAATTACAGTATTGTTA